ATAGTAAACAAGAGAGCAGATCTGTGAATATAAATGAAACCCCAGGCGGCGGAATTTTGAAATGAGATTAGATGACTTAGACAACTGCATTGAATTTCTTAACAAAAAAGTAGTTGAACATCTGAAGAACAAAATCAAATGGATTATTAGGGATAATGAAGATGAGTTCTTCAACTGCCTCTTCGGTGAACAAAGTGATGCTTACAAAAAATTACTTCCTGTGTTTGAAGAGTTGAGTTATTACAAACTTTTCAGAACGAAGGGTGTTGATATACTTTTCGAGTTCGAAGCAGCTAGAAGTTCACATACATTCATCTCCTATGATTTCAAAAATTTCTGGTTGCCGCTCAAAACAATCATAGTAAGGCAGGATAAAATTCAAGATTTTTCGAAGTTCGATGATTTGAGATCATACTACGAGCTCATTGACTATCTCGAAATCAACAAAGTGAAGCTCAGAAATTTCATTTATGATAGTTGTCGTGTGCATACTCTTTCAGTCCTCTTGAAAATGTATCCTGAGTTGTGCGCGCACGTGAAAGATTACTTTGGAGTTAGATTCAAGTTGAAACCATATAAAGATCCCAAGAAACATAAAGAATTACCAAAACATCTAGGTGACTACATCCGCAAAGTCCAGTTCATCATGAAGACAATGTAAAATTGCTTGACTTTCCCTAGAAGTTGTATTATAATTAAATCAAGAAAAGTGAAAGGAGATCATCATGCAGTTGAACGACCTACTTGATCTGAAAAATTTCTTAGAGTATCGCAATTCAAGAGTTCTGAATACATTGAAAATTAAACTGGTATCGTTCATCAATGAAAATGAGGAAGCATTTTTTGATACTATACTGGGAGAACACAAAGAATATTTCAACAAACTGCTTCCGCTGATTCAAGAAATCAGTTATGATTTCGTGCCTCCTGTGAGAAAAAACTTCTTGCTATACATAACTTACAAACCTGGGATGCCGCCAGGTGTCATATCCATCGATTACCCGCCTAAGAACTTTTTCATTCCGCTTCATTCAGTCATAGTTCGTTATCAGCGTATTCAAAATTTCCCAAAGTTCGATGAGTTGAAGACGCAATGTGAGGCCATAGATTATTTTAATCAGAGCTTGCTAGATTTGAAAAGATTTCTTGATCGTGAACATTCGGCGTATACTTTATTAGGATTATTAAGAACTTACCCTGAATTGCATGAATTTACTAAAAATCGCTTCAAGTTCAAAACCCCACCCTTTCAAAGCCCAGAAAAGCTCAAGCAACTACCAGAACATCTAGGCGATTACATTCGAAAGGTGCAGTTCATGGAGAAGGCACTATTCGGTTGATCAGCCGCAAACGATGCTCCATGTGAACCGAAATTGACGTTTCGTCGCTGCTACAGGACAAGGAGGTCCTTCTCTCTCCCAAAAGTTTAAAAATTTTCAAAAATTGCTTGACATCTTGCGAAGAATGCATTATAATTAAATCAAGAAAGATGAAAGGAGACATATCATGTACAAAAGCGATCTTCGTGTGTTGATAAGTTTTCTAGAGTACGAGAATGAAAAAGCGATCGTCTATTTCATGAGCAAACTCACAGAGCTCATTAGTAGAAACGAAGATGAGTTCTTTAAGTGTATTGGCGTGACATTAGAGAATTTCCCTCTTAGAAATGGACAAGAACCTTGGCCTTGGCAGGAACATTCTGTCATTCATATCAACTTGAATAACGAAGTTGTATCAACTATCTATGAATTCCAAAATTTTATCGTACCGATATACGAGTTCACTGTCTCCAGTAACCAGATTGAACATTTCTCGAAATCTGACGAACTCAAATCACTTCACGGGGGCGTCATTTACTTTAGGCGAACTTCACTTGAATTGAGAAGATTTCTTGAAGAAGAGAGTCAGAAGTATACTTTATCTGAATTGTTGAGGACTTATCCTGAATTGTATGAATTCACTAAGAAACGTTTTCGTTTCAGGTCTAAATTAGACCCGCACAAAGATCAAAAGAAGCTTAAAACACTGCCAAAACATCTAGGTGACTACATTCGCAAAGTCCAATTTTTCGAGAAGGTGAGCAACTCATGACCGCAATGAAATCAAAAGAACAAAGAACTCCGCCTAAAGTTCTGGCCATCCTGGATGAATTGAATTCTTTGATCTGATACGGCTAATGGAGAACAAGGAGGTTCCTCTTTAAAAAAGTTCAAAAAATTTTTAAAAAGCCGCTTGACTTCTCTTGGAAGTTGTACTATAATTAGATCAAGAAAGGTGAAAGGAGATTGTTATGAACAAAGGTGATCTTCGCGTTCTGTTGAGTTTCCTAGAATACAAGAACGAAAAAGTAGTCTTCTACTACAAGAACAAACTCAGAGAGCTCATTAGCAAAAACGAAGATGAGTTCTTTGATTGCGTTTCCAAGGAGCCAAAGAACTTTCTTACAAAAAATCATCAAACAAAAGACTCTTGGCAAGAACATTTTGTTATCCATATCGATTTAAGTGATATCGACCCCAGTTGGGTGGTAGAAATCGTTTACAAATTTCAGAGCTTCACCACACCTCCTTGCACGATCATTGCTTTCAGTGACCAACTTCAGAATTTCTCGAAATTCGAGGAGCTCAAATCACTATGCGAAAGTATCAGCTACTTTGGACAAGCATCATTTGAGTTAGAAAAATTTCTCAGAGAAGAGAGTCAGAAGTATACTTTATCTGAATTGTTGAGGACTTATCCTGAATTGTATGAATTCACTAAGAAACGTTTTCGCTTCAGATTCAAGTTAGGTCCATATAAGGATCCTAAAAAGCTTAAAGCGCTTCCAGAACACTTGGGTGATTATGTTCGGAGAGTTCAATTTTTTGAAATGGTGAATAACTCATGACTCCATTGAAATCTGAAGAATATTATGTGCTCTTGAGGAATGTTTTAGAACGTCGCTTGAGTATCGGACAAAACAATCGTAATGATCGAGCAGTTTCCTTGATCGAACAAAATACTGACGAATTTCTGGATAAGCTTTATGAGCCCTACATCTTACCTAAATTCTCAGATGAGTTTATGGATGAAGTAATCTACGTGAAGCATTGCGACATTCGATTCAATCTGGTTTACTTTTACTTAGATGAGAATTCTGAACGTAAAGTTCAGTTGTATGTTCCTATCCCAACGCCACATCCCTTCCAAGGATTCTCTCTTAAGTATCCTTATCATAAACTGAAAAAGCTTTCATTCTCTGAAGAATTGAGACATGAACTTCTCTCATATCACATCTTATCGAAAGCAAGAACAGAACTTTTTGAATACATTGACAATTGCCAACGAAAATTTCCAGTGTTTCGGAACTTCTTGAGGTATAATATCTGCTTTGTGAATTATACTAGGGAGTTCTACAAGGCTAGACTCCCTGTTGCTCGTGAGCAATTGACTCCTCCGGAAATCATTACCTTTTTGAGTCAACTAGAAATTTTGTGTGACGGGTGATTCTCATGACATTTGAATACAGAACATTCAAAACCGCACTATGCGTTTACATTTACGATGGTGTCGATGAAAAATATCAGAAAAAAATCATGAACCTAATCCGAGAGAATGAAAAAGAATTCCTAACTGTTCTATACGAACCATATCCGTTCTCATTTCCTGGAGAGTTCGTCAAAGCTTTATTGCCTTCTGATGATTATAAGAATCGTCACATCTCCTACTTCCATTTGTGCCATGATCCAGTAAGCAACAATATTTTCACTATCACTCTAGAGACTGAATATCATATACTTTGCGCGCATTTCCTGTACTATCCCTACGTCAAACTCAAGAAACTGTCTTTCTTTGATGACTTGAGATCATCCATCGACACATACAGAAAAGTAAAAAGAGAGGTAGGAAAACTTACAGATGAGCTGTTAACTTACATCAGAACGGAAGAGAAAGAATTCCCTGATTTCAAGGATTTTATTGCACACAATATCTGCTTCGCCCCTTTTCTTGCACAGCCTTGTGAGCATATAGAACCAAAAGAACAAAGAACTCCGCCTGAAGTTCTGGCCATTCTGAACAGATTGAATTCTCTGTTCTGATGCATCTGCTAAGAGACAGATGTCCTCTCTTAAAAAGTTCAAAAAATTTTTAAAAATTGCTTGACATCTCACGAAGGTTGTATTATAATATGTTCGAGAATGATGAAATAACGGTGATCATGATGTCGCAAGAATACAACAGCCTCAAGTTCTCATTGAGCTCCCTCATTCACAGGAAGATTGTTGAAAAGCGCCAGAAGAAAATTGTAGATTTGATTCAAGAGAACGAAAAGGAATTCATCACGATTCTGTACGAGCCGCATCCGCCTTCATTTCCAAAAGAGTTCATCGAAACTTTGTTGCCGCCTGGCACTCATGGAAAACGCTACGTCTCAAATTTCATTCTTCATTATAATCCCAAAGATGACAATGATTTCTTTTCTGTGGCAATAGAGACCAATTTTCACTTCTTTTGCTCACATGTCGTGAACTATCCCTACGCAAAACTCAAGAAGCTGTCTTTCTTCAAACAACTGAAACTCATCTTGCGTTTCTACGGGGATCTGGAGAGAAACGCGAATAGGGTATACGATTACGTGCATGAGAAGATGAGCAGATATCCTGTTTTTGAAGACTTCATTGCACGTAACACCTGTTTCATTCCTTTTCTCAAGGGAAATTATGACTATATAACCCCAATGAAACAACATACCCCTGCTCGCATTTTGGTCGCTCTGAATCAGTTGAGGTTCCTGGATGAATGAGAATGATGAAATGGTACGAGGTTTAATACGCGACAAATTAATCAAGAAAATTCAAAAAATAAAGAACAAACTGAACTCCAAGCTGATTGAAATAATACATGAAAATGAAGATGAGTTTTTTGGGCTTGTATTTGGTCCTTATTCCAGTTACCTGAAATCTGCGCCTGAAGGATACTATGAATATATGCTCGCCGTAAGTAACATTGAACTCAAAACATCGAGCATCTACTTGTTCATTGATTGGAGCCAAACCAACTACATTCATATTAACTATCCACATACTTTGAAAACATATCCTATTTTCTTGAATTGCATACATTGCCCCTTCGATAAAATTCGTAAATTTTCGAAATTTGAAGATATAGCTGCCATCTGTCAGATATTGGAAAGCATACGAACCATCTGGAGTAAGAAGATTCTTCCAAAGTACAATACTGCGACAGGAATTCACCCTAACGGGATCTTAGCTCAAGTTCCAGAGCTGATTCCTCTCATCCGTGATGAGATTCCCGAGAGTTGGCTACCAGAAAAGACTAACTCCTTGCTTGAAGAACAAGAAGTTGATTTTGTTAGAAAATTAATCTGGTTTGACCGAGTTCTCTGAAGTGCTTGACTTTTTCGAAAATCATATTATAATTAAATCAAGAAAGTTGAAAGAGGTCACATCATGAGCAAAGTGAAAGCAGACGCAGAGAAAAAGATCACGAAAGCAAAGCTTCAGCTAGTCTTAAGCCAACCGTTCTTTGGTTGTTTACTCCTCCAGACTCCCATCGAAGAAAATTCACAGCTTACCGCCACGATGGCGACAAATGGGAAGGGAATCATCTACAATTCAAATTTTGTCAAGAACTTGCGTGATGAAGAGATTCAAGGAGTCTTATGCCACGAAATACTTCATATGGCATTACTCCACTGCTCAAGACTGAAAGAAAGAAATCCTGTTTTATGGAATATCGCGTGCGATTACGCAATAAATCCGTTGTTGATACACTCCAATTTCATGCTTCCCAAGGGAGTTCTTTACGATCGCCAGTTTGAAAACAAGAGCGCAGAAGAAATCTACAAAATCCTTCACGAGAAAAATAACTGGCAAAGCATGAAATTGCCGATGGAAGATTTGAAAGAAGGACCTAGTGATCCAGAACATGCGGCCAGAATGAAAAGAAAGTTGGTGCAAGCCAAGCAAGCCGCTCAAAGGGCAGGAAAGATGCCTGCTAGCATCGCTAGAATGATTGATGATCTGGTGACTCCAAAGATTCCTTGGGAAGAGCAGCTACGTCGTTACTTTGCGAATTTTGTACCATCCCCAGAGACGAACTGGCTGAGACCAAACCGTAGATTCATTCACAGTTCTCTTTACTTACCAGGCAAGACGAAGACGCCGAAGATGCAAAATTGCGTGCTGGTAATCGACACATCAGGTTCTATTACAAGCAAGCATCTAAAGACGTTTGCCTCGGAGATAAATGCGATTAAGGATGAAATTTCCATAGAGAACGTCTATGTCGTTTATTGTGATGCTGATGTAGCAAAGGTTGATTATTTCGACGAGTATAGCCCCGTAGTTTTTGATCCGATTGGAGGCGGTGGAACGGATTTCAGACCTGCTTTTAATTGGGTGAAAGAACAAGGAGTAGTACCAGATGTGTTAGTATACTTCACGGATGGGTATGGGGATTATCCTGAAACGGTTCCTCCTTATCCTACTCTTTGGGTGCTGACTGAACCACGTGAAGTACCATTCGGTGATAAGATTTTTCTTAATTGAAGATGCGCCGCAACGCTTGTCGCTGAAGGACAGGGATGTCCACTCTCAAAAAGTTCAAAAATTTTTCAAAAATTGCTTGACTTTTCTGATAATGCGTCTATAATTAGATCAAGAAAAATGAAACAGAGGTGACGGAGATGACAAAAGAAGACATTAAAATCATGATCATTCTAGGCACCATAGACCTACTTGCTTTATTTACATTGGCGGCAGTTTATTTGCTAAAAGCCGTTTGATTGAGATGACAGAAAGGAGATATATCATGAGCAAACCAAAAACTTTTCAGATTTTCTTGAAGGATCCAGCAACGAAGCAACCGTATATTTTCAAGATTCATGCTTCTGACTATCAAGCTGCTGAAGATTGGGTACAAAAAGTATTCGGTCTCGAAGTACAGAATATTGAGCGGTCTTACAAGGTCGGTATGATCGGCAACGTTGAGATCATCGACTGCGACGTATTCAAGAAATGTGAGTTCAAAAATGGAAAGAGGGTTCTAGTTGAAAAACCTGAGGGTGCTTCTAGGATTTCTTCCCATGAAGCGCATAAAGAACTTGTACGTATCTGTAAGAAGATCATTCAGCAGCTTGAACGTTCCATTGAAAACAAAAAACATTGGGAAGTGGAGAAACGTAGAGGTGTATTGAAAGCTGAAATATGTGAGCGTCGTATCCTCGAAGAAGAGGAGATCATCAAACGTTCTGCGGTCTGGATGCAAAATCTGCTAAATGAAATCAATAGGACAAAAGTCGAGAACGAAGATTATAAGTACTATCACAACGCTGATGTCACCCTGATTGATATTTCCCCGAAAAGTACCAAAGTGGTGTTGTAAGAAAATGTTTAGCCTCGAAAATTTCAGTCATCTTCGCTCAGATCCGAGAGTTTCTTTCAAGCAAGAAACGATTGGTGACAAGGTTGTCATCATTGTCTCGTATACGATTGCTACTGGAGACTTCTGGAAGAAAGAAATGGCTCTTGAGACAAGGGGGCCTGTGTTCTGCGCTGAGACAGGAGTTTGCCTATCTCGTCCCTTCGAGAAATTCTTCAATGTAAATGAGCGTGAAGAAACTAAACTAGAACGACTTGATTTTAATACAGCTCGTGTCTTCGAGAAACGCGATGGAAGTATGGTCGTTCCTGTCTTGATTGATGGTAGAATCTACTTCAAGACCAAGAAGTCGTTCTTCTCTGATGTGGCTCTTGAAGCGCAGAAAGTTGCGGATGAGAATCTTCTGAAATTTTCTAAGTTTCTTTGTGAGAATAACTTGACTCCTATCTACGAATTCACACATCCCAATTGGCAAGTCGTCATCGATTATGGCCCTGTGCCCAAGTTCACGTTACTGGCTGTTCGAGATAACATCACGGGCAACTATCTGGATTTTGATGTAGTCAGGAAAACTGCTGATGTCTTCGAAGTCGACTGCATTGATGAAGTTGAGCTTGATAAGGATAGGATTCTCCATGAGATGAAAACTCGTGAGAATTTCGAAGGGTACGTTGTTCTTCTGCCTAACCAGAAGCGAGTGAAATTCAAAACTGAGTGGTACTTGCGCAATCATCGTTCGACGACGAAACTCAGAATCAGAGATGTGGCTGAAGCGGTCGTAAACGAGACTGTTGATGATCTGAAAAGTTCTTTGTCTTTGGACGGTAAAGATCTGGCGCCAATCGAAGAGATTGAGCGCCAAGTAGTCGAAGAGATCAATCAGATTCGTAAGAACACGGAAGATTTGCTCAAAGAGATTCGCTTATTGCCTTCTAGAAAAGAAGCGGCCATAAAGTTCGGTAAGCATGAAAATTTCAAACTAGCAATGAAGTTATATGATGGAAAGGAGGTTGATTTCGCTAAAGTCTGGAAAGAAAGACGACTAAAAGAAATGCCTTTGGTATGTGTTTACAACCAAAACTTTGGGAGGTGAGAAGCATGGAACTCTATCTGCTTTTGGCGCTTGCTATTCTGATAACTGTAGTTCCTCGTGACAAATTACGTTTTGTATTCAAAAAAATCATTTCATGCTTGTTGATATTCTTCGCACTCGTGGCAATTTACTATGTGGCGTTGGTGGTCATAGGAATCATTTTACTTTGGGTGCTTCATTGAACAGGAGAAATGAAATGAGATTCTTTTCGGTTGTGTTGGCTAACTTCTGTGCATTCATCTTTTTGTTGACTGCAATTCCTCAAGATAAACTAGCCAATATAAATTACTATGAATTCGTCTCATACTTGTTACTGTACTACATTTCGATGTTGATTTTTTACACATTATTGCTTGTTGTAGAAGTAATCCTGATTGAGATTTTCGCCAAAGAGGAGGAGTAACATGAGATTACTTTTTGTTTTAATCGCAACCATTATGATCGCAGGTTGCGACGCCCGTCAGGCGACTGAGAGTGCTTTCAGATCGTATCTAATGAACTGTAAAAACGATACGTTCACTACTGAATTAACGCAAGAAGGAAAATTCAAAAAATTCGTAAGCACCTGCGAAGTCAAGAAAGTGAATAATTGAAGGTTGCGTGACATGAGAATTGGTTTCTGTGGAGCACATCGAACAGGAAAATCTACACTCGCTCGAATTATTGCTGAGCAACTAGGAATTCATTTTCTTGTTACTAGCGTCAGCCAAGCTCCTATCTGGAAGGAGACTCAAACCTCTCCTTCCGATATTGTCGTATTCTCTGAAAGATTGAAAATTCAGTTTGGTTTACTAGATTACTTGAGAGGACAATATGAAAAAGCAGAAAAAGCCTTTGTCGCTGATAGGACTCCTCTTGACTTGCTTGGGTATCTATTTGCTTCTGTGGATCATACGTGCAGCGATTTATGGTCCAACGCCACGAGATCCTACGTCAATGAAGTGATTGATTTAGCGCAGAAGCATTTTGATAAGATATTTCTTGTACAACCAGGCATTCCCGTAGTGCCTGAAGTCGGTAAAGAAGGAGAGATTTTTCTAGGAGATATTTATAGGACGGCGATCAATAATAATATACTGGCATTTGGAATCAATTATCTGCCTCCTGAAAAATTCCACATCATTCCACTTCAAATGACAAATCTTGAGGATCGCGTGAGGCATGTTGTTGAGAAACTGAATTCAGATCACTAAAGATTCCAGGACTTCAGGATCAATAGCTCGTGTTCTTTCTTCAATTCCTTTGACTAGATGAGCATGATGTTTCCCTGAAATGTTGCCATTATAATAAAGCATATTTCCTTCTTCGTCTGTTTTTTCTAAAACTCCTAGCATGTACTGGAGTTTGATTTCCATATAGTTCACATCTCGCTCAAGCTCATGTAAGCTCAGGATATGTCGTTCAAATCTCTGTTTGCCATGCTCTTTGACTAACTTCTTGATTTCATTGCACGAACTATAGTACTCTCGCCAATTACTCTCAACCGTCACTCGACGTTTTTTATTCGGCACTCTACGTTTACACCAGAAAAATTTCTTGCCGATATATCGCTTGCCAGTCACCTTATCTATTAGCAAATAAACAAAACCTGCATACTTACCACAATCCAGAAATGGCTCTCCATTAAATAACCATGGATTTTCATATGACTTAGGTGTCATTGAGTTCTGTTTACAGCCGTAGTATTGTAATGTGAAGCCCAATATTTGTAGCTCAAAGTTACCGTAACTGTTTGAGTTGCATTCATATTGCTATAACTGAGATCAACTATACCAATATTAATCGGATATGCTTCGTAAAGTATGACACTGTAAGTATCTTCACCTGCATCATCTATAGCATAAATTTTGACGTCACTAGTAAATTCATTATAGTAATTTAACGTATTACTTCCAATGTTCACGACAGCATTCTGCCAAATATCAAAATATTCCCTCACGATATATTCTGAATCAGCATAAAAACTAAAAGTAACAGGATCATAAGTCTGTGAATATGGAACTCTGTAGGGAGCTGATAATTGTTTATGTTCGTAAGTTAACAGAGAACGCTGAGGAAGACTACAGGTATGACATAATACATTTATTAAACCATTTTGGTTGAGATTTGTTTCTACAGCTCTAATAAGAGCCGCCGAACTGCTAATATTCATGCCAAGTAATGAAGAAGCGTTGTCGGCATTGAAACCTGCAGGCAAGTTGAACTCAACTCGATAGCGGCAAGGTTTGGCTAATCCTGTTCCAAGTTTTGCTATGAAACTTTTTATGCTGACATCGTTACTCATCTCGCATTTCTCCAAACTTCGTTATGCGAGGCTTTTTGGAATTGTTGTGTTGGAAGAAAAGCAACTTCTTCCCAACTATCTTCATTTATACTGATAATATTACTTCTTATATGGCTTGCAAGATAACGTTTCAAGCAAGGCTGAAAAAGACTTTGCTTAACTGTTCCTTTAAGAATTTCATAACTTACGCGCATGTATGATTGATTGGTTGGACTCTTTTCTTTTAATTCTAATAATGCGTCAAGTAGTTTAGCCCTCAGTATTGGTGGAAGATAATGAAGATTTAATCCCAAGAAACCGTCGTTATAAGCTTCTATAGGAATTACTAGAGGAAATTTATCCCAGTAAGGTAATTCTTCTTTCCATTTAGGGTCATAAATGAAATGAAACATTCCACCAATAAAAGGATCTCTTACTGGCTTGAAGGTATTTTTCGGAAAAGCGCTTGCGGTGCTTTTGATCTGATTATAAAACCATCTTAAGCTATTAGCCGCGAGTTTTTTGGCATTGTTGCCGCTTTTCCTTACTTTATCTTCAATCTTTCTTTTTCTCATTTCTCTTTGCGAGCCCTAGGTCGTACTCGGTCAGAATGATGAATTCAAAACCATTTTTCTTAGCCCATTCGCGAGCTGCTGCCCATTTATCTTGGTTGATTTGATAAGTTAGACATTCTTGTATATATGTCTTTTCTTTTTTCTTTCCACGAACAGGAGGCTGAGTTTGCGAAAATGGCTTTATTTCTATTGCGAGATTCTGAATAGACCCGTCAGCTTTCTTTATTTGTACGAAGAAGTCTATAAAGTATCTACGAACCTTTCCGTCGACTTTACTATAGTACTGAATCGGATAAATTTCACTGCCCCATTTTAATACACTAGGATTAGTATCACACCAAATCATGAATTTTCTTTCCCAAAGACTCCTGAAAACTACATCTTTCACATCTCCTACATATTTTTCAGGATTGCGAACCCTGTATCTGCCCTGATAATGTTCTCGAGGCATCCAGCTCTTTTATAAATACTTGCATTCAGTAAGTTATTTATCAAACCATGGCAGATTACAAGTACCCTGCGAATGTAGGAGAAGATGTATTCCAGGCTTTCATTTTATTTCAAGAATGGGAAAGACAAGACAGGAATTCATCTAGCCCAACGAATACATATACTCTTTACATGCCTGAACGTTTGGTAAATCCGAATACAGTTAGTTGGGACGCTGAAAAACTTGGCGTCATTGCAGGGATTGGTGCGGAGTTGTTGAATGGGCAGATGGGAACAAGGACAGCGCTGTCTAACATGTTTCAAGCTGGTGCCACAAGGGCAGGTTTCAATATAGCCAGCTCACTCGCACAGAAATTGGGTAGTAATGCTTCCGCAGAGACTTTGATGGGAGCAACTCAGCAAAAAATTCCCAATCCATACTTGACAATGTTATTCCGTGGTGTTGATTTCAGAACTTTTGAGTTTACATTCAAGTTATACCCTCATAGCCAGCAAGACACAAATACAATCCGCGACATGATAAAATCTCTTAGGATGGCTTCATTACCTCCAGGAAAAGGAGGTTCAGGTGACTATCTTTTGGGATATCCTAATGAGTTCACCATTGAGTATCATTACGGCGGTAACCTCAATCCATGGTTAAATAGATTCAAGCGTTGCGTCTTGGTTGGAATTGATACAGATTATACTGGATCTGGCATGTGGAGCATGACTCGCGATGGATTTCCTGCTGAAATCACCCTGAACTTGCGATTCACAGAAATAGAGATCGTTCTCCGTGACGATGTAAATGAGGGATTCTAATGTCCTTCTTCAAATATTTTCCAAGGATAAATTACAGTACTGATGAGTTACCAAGAAATGTAGTTAATATCTCGACTGCTTTTTTGCTCAAAAGAATAAAAATTGATAACACATTTGTTTATCAGCGATACATTTTACATGACGGTGAATTACCTGAAAGTGTTTCAGATAAATTATACAAAACCCCAAAATATTATTGGACAATCTTACTAGTGAATAATATCATTGATCCTATGACTGAATGGTATATGGATAGTTCGACTTTGGAAAAATTTGTCGAAGCAAAATATCCTGATGGTTTATATGGCATACATCATTTCTATGATACCAGAATTGATAGGATTTGTGATGATGTTGATGATGCTTATTTCCGTACGCTCATAGGTAATCCAAGTTTTCCTAGTGAAGTTGTGCCTGTAACCAATTACCAATATGAAGTAGAATTGAATGAAAAACGTCGAGAAATCATAGTCATAAACCCAAGAGCAATTTCTCGATTTGCCGACGAATTCCAACGTATACTCGAAAGTAAGTAATGTTAAGCGAAAAAAATTCACTTCCAGGCGATCTATCTAAATTTGAAGTTAAAATTGACGATACTGATATTACTGATTCGGTTGTAAGTGCAACTGTATTTCAAGATATCTTCAGCCCAACCTGGACTGCGGAAATTGATTTGAATGACACTAATAATATGTTAATGAATGTACCAATCAGGCCTGGAAGTAGAGTAACAATTACTGCGAAGACAGATTTGAAAAGTGAAACTGATGGTGAGAAAACATTCAATTTTGTTGTTTTTGGTATTAATAATAGACAATTTCAAAATGCAATGCAACAAACTTATACGATTAGTTGCGTTTCGCGAGATTTTATTAGAAATCAAGGCATTCGTGTTCAACAGAGTTTTAAAAATACCAGTCCTGATCAGATTTGTAGTTCGATAATTAACGAACATCTCGGCGGTTCAGTTGAAGCTGATGCTGCAGAAAATCAAGTTGATATCATAATTGGTAATATCAGCCCATTCACCGCGGCCCATCAATTATGTAGAGTGGCTATTCATAATAAAGCAGCTGATATGATGTTTTTCATGAGGGATGATCGGAAATATGCTATGAAAAGTATTGAAGAAATGTATAGTGAAAGCCCCATGTTCAAATTTATTATGCGTCCTGCACATAAACGCGATGAAGTTGGCAATTTAGAAGAAGATTATAATTTGTGTATAACTAACTATCATTTCGAGCATTATGATGCCATGAGTAATATTAGCAGTGGTTTATACGCCAGTAAGCTAGTACAATTCAATTTTATTGATAAAACGTGGACTGAAGAGGTATTCAAATATGGCGATGATGTAAGTGAAGATGCTGCAAAGAAGCCTTGGGAAGATGAAGTCTTTGAACAAGAAAATGCTAATATAACATTCATGCCATTACACCCTGGGTTGTCTGAAGGTGGCAGGACAATATTTGAGACTGCTAAAGATTGGTCAGGCAGTCGCAAAAGTAGTTTGATGAAACTTGAACAAGATAAACTCATTGTTCAACTTCCGGGCGGTGTAAAAGGATGGGAGGCTCTCGGTCATACTGTGGATATTGACTTACCTTCTCATCAAGATTACCAAAATGAAGAGTTGGATAGGCAATTCAAAGGAAGATATCTGGTAGTTGCAATTAGTCATTATTTTGGTAAGCACGCTTACTTTATCAATTACGAATTAATTAAGAAACGACATGAAGTGAAGATGTAAATGAATCGTCAGCTAAAAAATAACGCATTCAGTTTTGGTGAATTTGTTTGGTGGATTGGTGTAGTTGAAGATCGCATGGATCCTGAAAAATTGGGTCGATTGCGAGTACGAATTTATGGTTATCATACTGCAGATACTGGTAAAATCCCAACTGAAGATCTCTTTTGGGCTATGCCGATTCAGCCTATCATCAGTGCGGCTATGAGTGGCATTGGATTTAGCCCAACGGGCATAGTAGAAGGCACGACTGTTATAGGATTTTTTGCGGATGGACATGCAGCTCAGCATCCTATCATTTTAGGTACACTCGGCGGTAAGCCCCAACAAAACCATTTAGATGGGGATGGGTTTAGAGATCCAAATGGTAAGTATCCCACCTACCCTTATGGTGAACAAGACACGAATCGTTTAGCAAGAAATGAGAAAATAAACGAAACGATTGTCCAAAAGAAAAAAGATTCTCTTGATAAAGCAAGAGTAGCTTTCGGGGGTGAATGGGAAGAACCCGAAACTCCTTATGATGCTGTTTATCCTTACAACCATGTAAGAGAAACTGAAAGCGGTCATATCGAAGAATTTGATGATACAGAAGGCGCTGAACGTTTACATCGATATCATAGGGCAGGCACATTCGAAGAAATTCACCCTGACGGGACTACAGTTCATAAAATCGTAAAGGATCAGTATGAAATTGTCTTAGGTGATAATTACGTATTGATAAAAGGAGATTGCAAAATTAATGTTGTGGGGGATAGTAGCATTCTTGTTGAAGGAGATGCTGAAATAGAAATCGAAGGAGATTGCAAAGAAGAAATTCATGGGAATTATGACCTTAAAGTAGATGGAAACTGGAATGTTGAAGTTGGAAGGAACTGGAATATATCCGTTGGTGGAAACCAAACCTCTGATACTGGTGGGGTGGAGAAAAGAGAAGCGCGCAGAATATTACTCAACTAACCAATAAATATTTTTGTAAATACTGTTTAACGAAATAGGAGAAACATAATGCCAAGTGCAACCACTAGCGATTATCTTTACACCAAACAGATGAACTATTTGTTGAAAAATATAGCTTGGACTCCTCCCTCTTCTTTATGGGTGGCTTTGTTCACTACCGTACCTAATTTATCAGGTACAGGTGGAGTTGAAGTTTCGACTTCTGGTACTAACTATGGTCGTCTTGAAATTCAAGCTTCAAACGGTTGGCAGGGACCAAGTGGATCGAATCTCGAATACAGTAATGCATCTGATTTGACTTTCAATGTTCCTACCGCTAACTGGGGAACTATTCAAGGGGCAGGTTTATATGATGCACAAACAGGCGGAAATCTGATGTATGTTGCCTACTTAACTACACCTAAGGTGGTTAACAACGGTGACGGTGCTCCCAAAATTTTAGCGGGTCAGCTTCGCATCACTAGAGCCACTTGCTGATTGGAGTTCAGCTAAATGGCCGGTTATAAGCAAACTGTCATTGATGATGACGCAGCAGCATTTTGGACGTTTGATGGTGATATGGTGGATTCAGGCAGCAGGACGCTGCTTGCTTCACCTTTGCAAATTATTGATGAGATAGACAACCAGAATCCTGCCATTCTGCATGTAGATAGCCCCTCAGGTCCTCATGGTTATCGCATGGGGATACCGAGCATGATTCCTCTTGAAATGTCAGACCAGGCGAGTATTTGTTTCGGTTATTATGGATTTCAGCCAAGTCATCCGAGCGGGTACGCGAAAGCTTTCCTGGAGGTCCCTCATTCTGATACATTCCAATTCCCGAGATATGGGAGTTTCACCGTTGAATTCATGATGCGAAAAGATTATGAAAGTCAGTATATTGCAACTCTCGGTGCCAGCAGTTTTTCTTTTACTCGCCCTATCATACGTAAATCAGGCGTTATTAACATGTATCACTATGAAGCTTCTTGGGGCGGTGATTCTTTCATAGTTTGGTTTCCTAGTAATCAAACAGTAGTCATCAATTCCGATGGTTGGTTGAACCGGAACATCCATGTTGTCTTAATATGGGATGTCAAAGAAATCGAAGCAAATGTTTATAGAGCAATAGAAAAGGTATTTTTTGATGGCCGCTTGATATATTCTGCTACACGTACATATTATGACAGTTTTCCGACTACAAATATTGCAAGTTCATGGGAAATAGGCGGAACAATTGACGGTCCAACAAGTCATTGGAATGATCGAAATACGTCTGCTCTTTATCTTGATCAAATTGCAGTTTATGATAAAGCACTTACTAATGATCAGGTAGCGAATCATTACAAGAAAATATATGAATATGACAACATGATTCTAAATGATCGTCCTGTCAATTACTTTCCATTTGATGAACCCAATGACTTAGTTGACTGGACAATAAGAAATAGTGTCAACGGAGGCACAAATGGTGAATATGTAGGTAATATCAATACCATTGCAAGAGGACAACCAGGTCCTGAAAACATTCCATTATCAAAGGCGGCTTATTTTTCTGATAAGGCATTAGCATATTTCAGAAAGAATAATTATCAGTCTTACCCTGTGCCGTGGTTCACCACGAATGGGGATTATACAATCGAATTTTGGTTCAATACTGGAACAGCAAATCGTGGTGTTTTGTTTGCCATGCAACAAGAGAAACCTCCATTTCAAGGGGTAGAAATTTCTATTAATTGGGCCGGAGGAACATTCAGACCAGGGGCAATAGAATTCAGAGAAAGCGAAAATTTTGCATTAAAATCATTAGACTTTGATGAAGACTTTAATCCCTATAGATTTAACGATGGTAAATGGCATCATCTGGTGGCCCAGCGTGAAGGAACAACGCTGCGGCTTTGGCTTGATGCTGTTTTGCATGCCCAACTTGAGAATGTACCAGCGTATGGCGTGGATGTTTCTGGTGTTATGTATCTCATGGGTAGTAAGCCTGGTGATCTTAGTGTTACAGGTAAAGTTTGTAAATTTGCGCAATATAATTTCGCACTCCAAGAACAACAAATAAAAGCTAGATACACTTATGCGATAATTTATCGAATTAGAGGGCAAGTTACTTTACAAGGTGTTCCGACACAAGCAACCATTCGTGTTTACAAAAATTTCACAGGAGAACTTATAACAGAAATCGAAAGTGAACCTAATACTGGTAATTTTGCATTATCTCTCTTGAACAATAGCAAGATTGACTTGATGGTATTTAATAAACATGACAGGAGTGTTCGCTATAGAGCGTACGGGCCTATAACGCCAAGTGAATATGAAGATCTCCCAATTCTTATCTAATCCCCTTCATTAGATAGGTATGCAAACAAATGGGAAAC